CTGACCTCCACGTCGAATCCCACCTTTGCTCGTTGCAGAAAGTTCCTGCCGCCTCGTCCCATCGGTTCGAAGCTCACTTCATACCCACCCGCGTAAAACAGTCCCGAACCCCAGTCGCCTCTCGAATCGTCGAGCAGAGCGCAAACCGCATCCGCGTAAACCTGCACGGCCGATTCAATCCCGGGCAGCGTGTCCTGCGACTGGCGGACTTCCACCACCACATGCGCCTTGCCCGAAAAATCCCTGAACTTCTCCTTGAGCGTGTTCGAGAGCTTGTCGCAATAGACCAGCAGGGCCGGGTACTGCACATAGCCGGTCTTGTCGCTGATCTCGACGCTCGCATTCAGAGCCACGATCGTTTCTATGCCGGTAGCGGTAAGGCTTGAATCGTTGCTCTCGATCGCGCCTACCCGCACATTCACTCCGTTTGTCGTCGATGTCAGCATCGATACGACGGTTGCCGCCAATGTCCCGCTGAGTCCTGCCATGTCTCATCCCCTTCGCTCGCGATCCCGCTTGGTCACGCGCGCGGCTCTGTAACGACTTCCGAGCCGCGACTGTGAAGGAGCGGTAACGCTAACTGTTTAGTTCGCCTCATTCCTTCGCTTTATCCCCGTAAGAGCGTTCGCACCAGCGGGCGCACGAAGTCCGGCGCCTGCCCTTTGCCCGGCAGCGGACCCTGTGTCACCTCTCCCGGCACATAGGTATAAGTCACGCCGACCGGCAACAGAACGTTGTTTTGCCGGAACATCGCATCGAGTGTCGGCCCCGCGTACACCTGGAAGCCCACCGCATTAGCTGGTGGGTTGGTCGCTGCGACGATCATCAGATTCCCATCCGGAACCGTGATCGACGAGGCCTCCGACGCCGCGCCTTCCTGACCCGCCGCGTTCACCCACGCCGCGCTCGCATAGAGCAGACCACCGCTCTGCGGCCCTGGCACGAATGAGAGAACCGGCGGCTGCGCCCGGTGCACCGGATCACTCACCAGCCCGAAGCCGCTTGCCACAAAGCTTTCGCTGGCGCCTCGTGCAAGCAACGCGTACTCCTGCCACTTTGGCTGATAGCGATCCACCAGATCGCTGAAATAGGCGTCGCGGTAAACGAGCTCGAGCGCATGCATCGTTTCCCAGCGCTTGAGCGGCGGGGTTACGACGATCTGCTCGACCCGCAATACCGGTCCCCAGAGCACCTCAAGTGTTGGCCGGGGCTTGATCAGCCACAACTCGAGGTCGGTCCTGATCTCTTCCTGCGCCAGCCTGAGCTTCGAATAGACATTGATGCCTGTGGTTTTTGCCACGGCGAGCATGCCCGTGTCCTGATCCGCCAGATCGTCGATCGTCGGTGCCGGCCCGTCCACAAATAGCGCCACGGGCTAGCCCCGCTCTCTTTGCTTCTTGAGCTTGTGCGCGGGGATCACCATCACCTGTACTCTTTTGGCGTCCTCTTCCAGTTTGTGTTGCTCGAGCGCCAGGCGATTTGCTTCATGGAACTCCAGCGCTTCTTCTTCGCTCGCCAGACGCGCTCGCGTCTCGGCGATCAGCCGGGCCGCAATCGACCGCGGCACTTCGGTCTGCACGCCCTCTTTTCCGCCTTCGGAGGTGGCCAGACTCACCATCACGAAGTGCTCTCCGGTGAGGCCGGCTTCCGCGTCCCGAACCTTCTTGTACCAGGTCCTCAAATCCATTTGGTTTCTCCTGCCCTCGAAATAATAAGGTCGTTAACGTTTACCGCTCCCCCGCGGCCGCGGCTCGATAACCGTAGTTCGTTTCTGAGCCGCGGCCGCGAGGGAGCGGTTGTCATGCTAGCTGTTGATCTGGATCGCGAAGTTGTTCCGCAGAATCGCGCAACCGTAGAGCACGTCTACCGTGAACTGTTGCGCCAGCGTGTTCGGCTGGTAGCTCATGGTCACGCGCATTCCGAAGTTGCCCAGTTCGGCATATTCTGCTATCGCGCCCGTACCCGGCAGCGGCTGCGGCAACCGGCGGACCACAAGACCGATCGCATCCTTGCAGAACGCCAGGTTGTGCGTATTGATCGGCGCGCTGCCCGTCTTCTGTACATACTGCGAGCGGAATACGAAGAAGTCCTTGATCTTGCCGAAAGTTCCGTCGATCATCGCTCTCAGGCCCGCCTCGCCGGCGGTCTGAAATTCGCTGAATCGCGGAATCTGGCGCATGGCCGAATAGGTGTTGCTATCGACCATCAGATACTTCGGCGCACTGGACGGAACCTTCGCCTGGAACAGCGCAGTCTCCGCTTCATCCAGAAGCGCTTCCGTAATTGCCGTCCCCGCCGTTCCCAGCGGACCGTTCGCCGTGAAGCCCGCATACAGGTTCAGAAGATCGCTCTCGATCTTCTCGGCGATCGCGACCACCGCCGGCTGCATGTACACCCTCAACAGGTCGGGTACCGCGAGCACCTTCGTCACGTCCGGAATCTGGAACGTCGCCTCGGCGTGCGTGTTCAGCACGATCTGCGCATTCCCCAGACTGGGATTCTGGAGCGTCACCGCGCTCCCTTCCGCGATATTGTTGGCCACAAGCTGTGGCGCGATCGGCACGTTGACGGTATCGCCCGCCTGCGCCAAAGTCGGTTCGTAGTCGCGGTTGACCAGGTTCCCCATCACGAGGTTCCCGACCAGGGCGGGCAAAGCGTCCGCCGCCACCAGTTTGACGATCGCGTTTGCTACATTCGCTGACGTAATAATTGGCATCGTTCTCCTTGAATTTCCCTGCTACTCTTTGTTGCGCCGCCCTGCAGAAACGAAAAGCAGGCACGAGCCAGCTCCGCATACGGGAGCAGGACCCTGCCTGCCGGTCGTCCAACGGGACTGCGTTTTGATTCGGGGATTACACTCCCCGCGGCGTTTGCGTTACCACCCGCAAAATGTCCTGGCGCACCTTGTCCAGATCTTCTCTGCTCATCGACGGGTTGATCTTGTCCAGATCTATTCCTCCGCCGCTGGCCTGGGGCGCAGCTTTCTGCGTCCCCGTTATTCCTGTGCCGCCGGCAATGCGGGCGGGCAGGAACTCGGGATTCTCGCGAACGAACCCGGCCAGAAACTCTCCTACCGGCTGCTCGCCGCTCTCGCCGCGCGCGACCAGGCGGCCGTCGTCCGTGCGTACGATCCCGTCCTGTACTGCTTTGTAAGCCAGGTCTACCTTGGTGACCCCCAGCTTCTGCAGTTCCGTTCGGATGTTGGTGCTGCGTTGCGCTTCATCGGCGACCGCCCGGCTGCGCTTGTTCTCTTCCACCAGCTCGTTGACGCGCTTCTCGAGCTGTTCTCTCCGCCGCCGCTCTTCCTGCAACTCGGTCTTGTATGCCGGCTCGCGCCGCGCCACATCCTGTCGCATGTACTCGTCGATCGCCTGCTGTACGACCGCCTGCACGTTTACCTCATCGCTCATCGTTTCTCCTCCCGGTCCGTATTCGCCGTCTCACCACCCACGTCTGTACCCACAGCGCTTGCGTCGATCTCCGCCGCAATTCGGTTCTTGATCTCCTGCCGCGCATCGCAGAGATATTTCAGCGCTACTCGCTTCTGAACCTGCTTCGTCAGCGTCGGCGACTGGATTCCCAGACTCAGCAGGCACTTTGCGTCGCTCGCTTCCGTGCTGAAATCCGTAATGTCGAACTCGTCGAGCCCCATCGCATCGACCGTCAGTTCGTCCTGCCGCGCGGCTGCAATCGCCCCCAGCACATTCCGGATCGAATCCTTTACTGTGTCGCCATATGACCGCAGAATCTCCTGCGTCACGCTGAAATCCCACTGCTGGCTCAGCCCCGATTGAACGGAGCCCGTACTGTCGCCCGCCTGCTGCACGAGATACGTCACCCGGTAGATCTCGTCCTTCAGCCTGGAGAGGTTGTCCGCCGCGATCTGGAATACATTCCCGGCGGGCTCCGTCCAGCCGAACCGGTCGGCGCTGCCGAGCTGCAGATAATAACTCTCGCCCGTGACCTGATTGAACTCCTTATCGGAATAAATCACCGGCATCGCGAACAGCCCCATGGTGAGGGCCCATCCAAGCGCATTCGATTTATTGAAGTGCTCCAGCTGCAGCAAGGCGATCTTGTTGGTCAGCCAGAGCCCCTCGCTCACCTTCAGCTCGAACACCGGCACCCGCCCGATCCCGGCAAACCCATGCCTCCCCTGATCGGTCAGCTCGATCGATTTCTGATCGGCCTCGCGGCGTTCGTAGATCTCGAACTTCTCCCGGTCGTAGTAAATCCACCGCGTCTCGCGCTTCCATCCGAAGGATTTAACGCTGTCCTGTTTCAGCAGCGACGTGCGGATCACCACCCACTCCAGTTCGCCCTGCTGGTCGTGGCTCCAGTTAATCAGCTCATCGGCGTTGTAAGCCACCAGATAGGCCCGGCTACGCCCGGACTCGTCTTCGTCCGCCCGGGTCAGCGCCGGGCCATCGGTGCGCGGAAAGTCGACCACCATGTACGACTTTCCGCAAACTAAAGCCTCGGTCATCTGCTGCTTGAAGAACTGCGTCAGCGTAGTTCCGCGTAGATCGCAGTTCTGGACGAACTTGGCAAAGAACTCTTTTGCCGGATCGTTCGTGCCCGCGAATTCAAGAATCGGCTCGCGCCTCACCAGCGTCGCGGTGTACCAGTCGACGATCGATCCCAGGTAGTTCTCATAGAACACCCGCGCCAGTCTTTCCTGATAGACCTCGAGCG